TGGAGGGGTACATATGGGCAGTAGAAGAGACCAGCGTCATAGGCGCTAGAACCCTTATAACCAGCAACATAGAAGTGCTTGTCACTTACGTTAGCAGAGTAAGGATCAACGTAGACCTTAATGCGACCGTTCAGAGTACCAACCAGGGTGCTGGAGGTGTCATCAGGGATAAGACCGTTGTTGCCGTTCAGTGCAGGGGTGTAGTCAAGAACACCAGCCATCGCAAGGGCAGAAGCAACGTCTGCAGAGCAGATCAGGATGTTGCCTTTCCCGCGACGAGTTTGCTGACCGATAGCGTTAGCATCACGCTCAATCTGGAACAGAAGTCCTTTGAACTTCTCAACAGACCATCTGCCGTTGGAGTCAACGTCAAGGTCAAAGATACCAGCAGAAGCGGTGTTGTTCTGAGCACCAGCAACAGCGTTTACATAGACGGTACGGACAACTTCACGGTTGATTTCAGCGAGGATCTCGGTGCTGAGGATGTTGCTCAGCTCGGTCTCGGCATCCAAACCATGAATTGCCTTGAGGTCCTGAGCAAGCTCAAGACTGTACTCAGCCTTCAGGGCGCGTGATTTGGCGGTTACAGTAACCTTCTCAATGCTGAAACCCATCTCACGGAAGTCGGTTCCAGACTCGCCAAGTGCTTCAGAAGCGGCGGTAGACATGCCTTGGGCATCGCCAGTCAACTCATAGGTTCCAGGGGAACCATCATTGAGGAGAGCAGGGTTGGTGCCTTCTGCATCGTTGTTGGCAGAACCTGATGCACCAGGATCGTAGGTGGAAGACGTGTCGCCACCAGAGAAACCAGCGTTAGGCTCGTTGAAGAATGCTTCGTCATAACCAGCAGCAGCAGGGTTAGTACCTGTACCGTAGTTTGAACGCATTGCGAAGATCAGTCCAGTAGGACCAGTCATCGGTTGAACGCCTGCGATGTCATAGGCGATCAGTTGAGGCATGGAGCGCCTGATCAGGGAGATCAGAACGGGGTCAAAACCAGCGACAGGACCTGTTGCGGTAGAACCACCACTGAAACCACCAGTGCCAGCGGCCATGGTAGGTGCTTCAGTCAGCATCTGCTGCTCTTCACGAGCGGCAAACTCTTGGTTCTCAAGCAGTTGAGCTACAACTGCTTTCTTGTGCGAGTCTTCAATTTTAGGGAGGGCCTCGTGCTCAAGCACAGGTGCCCACTTTTCTTGGAGTTGCTTTAGATCAGCCATTTTTTTATCTAAATTTTAGTAGGGTAGTATTTACAAATAATTACGATTGGGACCAGCGGCTCAGGGCATCAACATAAGCGCCCATCGGACCATTATACTGGGTCTCCTCTACCAAGGGTTGTACATCTTCAGTAGGATCTACAGTAGCAGATTCCTTCCTAGTGAAGTATGACTCCTTAATAGTAGTGATTTTCTTATGAAAACCTTCTTCACTCTCAAACTCAACACCTTCTGCCAGAGAAGCGAGCTTCTCCTTTTGCGTCTCGGTTAAACCTACAGCGCAATCGTTCACAATTTCCATCTTAACAAAATCTCCAATTCTCTTATTCAAAGAAATATTGGACTCAATTTGCTCGTTGAGTTTTCCTTCCATGTCATCAATTTGTTCAACCATGCCATCAAGCAGGTTAAACTTCTCTTCTGGAACACCAACATGGTGCTCCGCGAAAAGAGCCTTGAGGCCAACCATGAACGACTCTGCAATTTCATTCTTAACGCCATGCTCTACAGCGAGGGTATTTTCCTCCATCCACTGTTGGGCGGCATAAGACAGGTAGTCGTCTACTTTGGTGGCCAATTCTGTTTTGATTTCCTCAACCTGTTCGGTTAGAGTAGCCTCAAATGCTTCTTGTACTGCAGCAACTTCAGCATTAACCTTAGCGGTTACTGCTGCCTCAAAGATTGTTACTGCTCGCTCTCTGAAGTCTTCTGAGAGTTCTTCACCAGCGACAAGAGCGTTAACATCTTCACTAAAGTCGTACTGGGCTTCAGCGATTGTTTCTTCGCCATCTTCCTCTACGTCCTCCATTTTAGATGATGCGTCAGAAGGTTTAGTCTTAATAGACTTGTCTCCTTCTACACTAACGGGGGCAGAAGCTTTAGCACCAAGATTTGATGTGCCTTTTGCTCCCTCTTCGGTCTTGTTATCGGTGCCACCAATAGAGGTGGACTTTGCACCAGACGTGTCAATATTCTCACCTGGTTTCGCGCCTTTCTTGATAGCAGCGACACCAGTTGCAACATCTTCAGCCATCTGTGCTTCAAATTCTACGTCGCGGATATCGGACATGTTTGAATCTCCTGTAGTCAGCATTTGATTTATCTATGATTATTTATACTTTACAAACTTTGTAAAAAGGTTTTGAACGCGGAAACTTTGCGCTCTTGGATATTGATGATGGTTGCCTGGTCAATTTCTCGCTTCATTTTGGCAATATGTGCCTCTTTGAGCAATCCATTATCCCAAACCCATTCTTTGCCTTCCATAATTCCATCAACAAATGCATCAGGAGCAGACGGATCTGCTACAATGTCGGCAGCTGTAGCAAGCATAAAGTCATCCTCTACGATTGCCATGTCTTCTTCCTTACGAATGGAACCCATTCCTCTAGAAGAAACACCAAGTTTAACACCTTCATCTAAAAGTGACTTTGCAATGTTACCCATAGGGGTATCAAGCAGTTTAGCTTTACCGATAAAGTTATTACCTTCTTGTGCAAGATTAACGATCTTGTGTGATACCCTATCAAGATTGATAGAGGGACCATCGGGATGGCCTAGTTCACCAAGAGCGCGTCCTTTGCTAATGAAGTTCTCATCATATTTAGCAACTTCGCGAGAAAGTGTTTCAACGGGGTAGTATCTTCCGTTGCGATTTTTGATTCCACCTTGCAGAAAAACTCCTTCAATGAAGTGGGATTTTTTCCCATCCTCAGTTTCTTCTGCAAGGAAGTTAACATTTAGAATTTCTTCACTGATCAGTTTCATCTGTAGGTTCCTCTGGATTTACATCGTTTTCAATAGATGCTTCTGGTGGATCTTCTGGTAGTCTACCGTCAATCTCTACATCCGTTGGGGTGTCAGAGGCATCTGGAAGATTATCAGTAATTTCATCAGCAACTGCTTGAGCAGTATCATCGGGGTTAAATCCCCAACTCTGAGCAAACTCAAGTTTCTTTTGCTGAATCAAATCGTAAGATGATGCGCCTAAAGCGTTGTTAATTGCATCAATCGCATCTGCCTTATCATCAGCAAATATCTTATTTACGATATCGGTTGCATTTTCGGAAGCCATAATATTTATGATAATAATAGTACTATTTAGATCTGTCCTCGTTTTGCATCTTCCGCACTCAATTCATCATCTGAAAAAAGCGGTTGCTGCTCTGCGATTGGAGCACCTTCACCAGGTGGTAAAGCACCACCCTCAGCAGCCATAGCTGCTTCTTCGGCAGGATCAACGATAGTACCATCCGCCATCTCTACCTCAATTTGCTTATCAATTTCAGCAATTTCGGTGTCAGTATGCTTAAGTACCTGACGGCGGATATAATCAACACTAAAGTATTTGCCCACAAAGGGATCCATAGTGCCGACCAAATTCATACGCTCATTACGAATTTCAGTTTCCTTCAATTCATTGAAGTAACTATCAGCAATATAATTAATTTGGATATGATCTTTGTACTCATCCCATTCTTCAATAGAAATAACTTCTTTGAGAACTAGTTGAGTCTTAATCAGATCCATGAATAATTCACTGAATCTTTTGCGGAGACGAGCAATAAATTTTTGGAACTTAACTTCGTCTCTGGTGATCTCTGCAGCGCGTCCAATATTAAATGTAGTCTCTGTCTCTAGTCTGGAGGAGGGGACGTTGAGTGCTTTGTAAAGTTTCTTTTGAAAATACTTAACATCTTCAAGTTCACCAAGGTTTTGACCACCTGGTAAAGTTGTGATTTCAGTTCCTCTACCGCCCTCACGACGGGGTAACCAAAAATCCTCAAGCATAGACATAAACTTTTTATCGTCTCTGATCTCCCCTGTGCTAGCATCGTAAACCAACTTATTACGATAACGCCCCATAACTTCACGAAGATACTGTTCCGCCTTCTGTTTAGGAAGGTTGCCAACATCAATGTAAAAGATTCTTCTTTCGGGGGCACGGGATAAACGATAAATTACAAGAGAGTCTTCAATCATACGCAGTTGATTCACTGCCTTGATTGCCTTATGTAGATGTGACAGTACCATGTTCTTATTAAGATCCATGATACCACTATGTACATAAGTGATAGAATCAGGTGCGATTTTAAGACCTTGCCCACCAGCAGAAGTATTCTTTAGTCCCTTAGGATTGTAAAGGAAATATTCTGCTTGTCTCTGAGTCAACGCTTCGTTGATGTTTGTTGCAGGACGAGCAGGTTTTGATTCCATCTCTGAAATCTTACGAATCTTACGGGGGTCAATGTATCTGAGTTCCGTCAGACCACCTCTAGGATTCTTTGGATCAATTACTTTGTGGAAAAATAGTCTACCGTCAACGTACCAACGGCGGAAAATTTCATACGAACGATTGTCAAAATCAAGAAGTTTTAGAATAGTTGTGAACTCTTCTCTAATAAGTTTCTTAATTTTTTCTGATACTTTGAGATTTGATAGTTCAATCTCTACGGGAACATCATCAAAATTACCGCAGATAGTTTCATTTACTACATCATCAACAGCAGAATCACATTCTGGTTGAAGAATCATGTCGCGATAGCGACCGATCAACTCATATTCATTGCGAACTATGCCGTCAATGTCTACGGTGTGTGCATAATGTTGTCCACCTGCGACAGGGTATGCCCCGTCCAGATTATCTTTTTGCACGAAAGAAGGCCCTTTGGGGGCCTTCTTTGCTCTATCAATTGAAAAACCGAATAGTTGCGACATCAACCAGTCCTTACTTTATAACCATATATGATACTATTTAGGGGGTCACGAAGACCCCCTTTTATATCAAGCGTCTGAAGTTGTGTCTTCCGTCAGTGCTTGCCAGTACTGAACCTGAAGTTCTACTGTGAACTCCTCAACAGCGTCATTGCTACCGAAATCAAGATCAATAGCAGAAACGTTACTTGGGAATACGTCAGTAAACTTGTAGGAACGAACTGGATTTGATTTTGCCTTTCCTGCCTCGCCAGAGCGGGACAGTTGGTGTACTTGCATGTCTGCAAAGTAACCAGTAGCATCAGACTCATCACCCAAACCAGTGGTCTGAGTAATGTTCTCATTTGCGGCTTGGATTTTTTCAATCCAGGTCTCAAATGCGTTTCTAAGAATGAACTTACTATCGTTCATAATCGTGATGGTCCAAGGTTCAAACGTTCTGTCGCCAGCGATCTTAAGAACGCGACCACGGAAAGGAACCTCAATGATACCCATCTGAGCCGAAGGCAGGTTAGCGGCGCGAACCGTGAAATTGCCTAGGTCAGTGAGAGATGAACCATTTGCGATAATCTGTGATGGGAATGCAAGATCAACCTGAAACAGGTTAGGTCTTGCAAAGTCAGAGACAACCTTTGCTTTAAAATTGTCAATTGTACCTTTTACTGCCATTTTAATTAGCCTCCTAGCTTATTATTATTTAGATTAACTGGCAATTTCAGAGAACGAGACACCTGTTCTCGTTGCGGTGAAAGTCAATGTGATGTAATTAATAGTGCGAGTAGGCTTAACGTAAACCTCTGCATAGAATTCGCCACGATCAACGGCATCAGCAGGGTTGTTCTCGTCATCACACTTGATAAGGAAGTCCGTTACACCACGACGCCCTTGGACATCACGGAGATAAGGTTCAACCAAATTGCGGAAGAGTGAACGTGAGGTCTCATCGTTCTGCTCAAACAACTGCTGTCTAGCAGACTCACCAATAACTCTCTCAAGAGTCAAGAACAAACGGCGAACGTTGATTCTATCAAACGCAGAGTTGTAACCAAGTCCAGTCTTGTCACCGAACAGGATGATACCCTGACCAGGGAAAGAAACGATTGGGTTAACTCTTTCAGCATACAACTTGTCGCGCTGATCCTTATTAGGAGAGTATGCTAGTTTAATAGCATTTCTCAGGACACCACGAGAGAAACCTGCGGGAGAGAACCAAGGATCTTGATTGATACCAGTTTCAAGGCAGAGACCAGCAACGTCACCGTTGCAAGGTACATAGCGATAAACATCACTGTACTTATCGTAGATGTACTTATAACCTGCATCAAGCACGCAATAAGAACTAGAACCTACACTATTGAAGTAGTTAAGGACCTTATTAGTAATGACATCCGAATTTGTTTGACCAATGATATCAGCACGCATTGGAGAGAAGAATGCGAGGCAATCTTTTCTGCTGTTTACGATGTTGAGGATAGCATTTACTTTAGCAAGTGCGTCGTCTCTAGTAGCACCCTGAGGACCAGAGATGATATAATCAACTCTTACCGATTCTGCATCGGAAACCAGGTTGTAAGCGTTACTAAAGTCAGAGGAAGTATTGACATAATCGTCAACACCTTGAGCAAATGCAAACTTGAGGGAAGAACCATTCTTACCACCGTTC